GAGGGAGGGGGAATGACGGAGCATGAAGCGATTGCGGCTGCGGCTGTGGCGTTCGAGAAGCGCGATGCGTTGAAGGCCGAGATGGACACCATTGACGCTGAGATTGCGGAGTTGGTGAAGCACTACAGCACAGCGATGCGGATGTGGGGATTCACCCCGCTGATGCTGCGCCGTGCGGTCGAGGCGCGGATGGGGCAGAAGCTCGCTTCGCGGTGACGCTAAAGAATAATTTTGCCGATGGGCTTGTCAGTTTAATTTGAGTCTGTAGCATTGGCACCCCGCGTTTGACGGCGCGGATATAGAGGGATAATATATCAATGACGACCGGGAACTGTGGCGCTGTCCAAGGCTTGCCTAAAAACCACAGAGGCGGTGGGAGGCATGCTCCCCCTCGTTCACCCGCCGCACCCGTCAATGCCCGGTCGTATTCCATCCGTGACATCAAGGATAGGCTGAGTCCGTCTCACATCGAGGCGCTGTGCAGGGACTGGTTGCCGGGCGGCAAGCGGCAGGGTGGCTGGTATCTGGCGTGTGCGCCGTGGCGCGACGACCGGAACCCATCGCTGGGCGTATCGTTCAGCACGGGGAGATGGAAGGACTTCGCGACCGGTGAGAAGGGCGACATGATTGATCTGTCGATGAAGCTGTTCGGAGATAATTTGCAAGATACGATCAAGGGCTTCGCCGAGATGCTGGGCCTGAGCCATGCGTAAGGTAGACCTGAAGGCGCTGGCGATTGCTGAGGACATCACGGCGAAGGCGGAGATTGTCACGCCCATGCCTGAGCCGGTGGTGATACCGGACACGCTGCAGAAGTCTCTTGGCCCGGAGCCTGATGCGATGTGGATTTACCGCATGGCTGATGGCGCTGCGTTCGGAGCCGTGGCGCGGTGGAACCCGCCGATGAAGCGCAAAGAGATCAGGCCGATTGTCTGGGACGGGAAGAAGTTCTTGACCTCCGGGTTTGGCAAGGATCGCCCGCTGTATAATGGCGACCTGCTGGCGGCATCGCCGACCTGCCCGGTGCTGATCGTCGAGGGCGAGAAGGCCGCCGATGGCGCAGCGCAATATGTGCCTGAGGGCTGGGTAATCACGACGTGGCAGGGCGGCGCGAAGGCTGTCGATCAGACGGACTGGAGTCTGTTGGCTGGGCATAGCTGCGTGGTCTGGCCGGACAACGACACGCCGGGGATCGAGGCGGCGCTGGAGATACAGAAGATACTGGGTGAGCAGCGTGTGCCGGTGTCGATTGTGACGCTGAGTGTCGTGTTCCCGGACGGCTGGGATTTGGCTGACGCGCTGCCGCTAAAGGTGAAGCCGCAGCAGATCACAGACATCCTGCGCCGGGAACTGAAGCGCGCGGCAGTGCCGGAGGCGACGGTTGCAGTGGTCGAGGCGCTTGAGGATCCCGACGAGAATGCCGCGCGCGAGTGGCGCCCGCTGGGCTTTGACCACGACATTTATTATTTGCATCTGCAGAATCGGCAGCAGGTGATTGAGTTTAACATTGACCGCCTGCGGACGAAGGCCGGGTGCCTAGCGGTCTATGCTGACAAGAACCACTGGGCGTGGCTGCAGGGAAAAACGGACGTCAAGAGCATCGACTGGGAAGAGGCAGGTTCAAAGGTGATCAAGCAGTGCGATGATGTCGGCGTGTATCACCCGGGCCGGCTGCGTGGGCGGGGCGTCTGGCTGGACGACAAGGATGGGCCGCGGGCTATCCTGAATTCGGGAAACAAGCTGCTGGTGGCGCGCCCCGACCGCGAGACGCGAGAGGTGAAGCACGTCCGACTGAAAAGCGCTTACAACTACACGATGGAAGCCGACCTGATCTTGAATGTTGATAAGTTTGACGTGTGCGCGACCGACGACGAAGGTCGCATGATCCGCGAACTGTGCAACAAGGTGCGCTGGGAAGCGCCGATCCACGGCGACCTGCTGGCCGGCTGGATTGCGACGGCGGTGGTGTGCGGCGGACTGGACTGGCGAACGCACGTCTGGATCACGGGGAATCAGGGTTCAGGGAAGTCCACGGTCGTGGAAATGGTGGGGACTATTCTTGGAACCGTGGCGATTTACCCTTTGGGTGCCACGACCGAGGCCGGCATCCGGCAGTGGATCGGGAACGACTCGATACCTGTGGTGTTCGACGAAGCGGAGAATGGCGACAAAGAAGCCAAGATGGCGTCGGCGGCGCGTCGTAAGGCCGTGATGGACCTGATGCGGCAGTCGTCGAGCGAGACCCGGGGACGGATTCTGAAAGGGTCTGCGAACCATCAGGGGCATTCGTTCACGATGCGGTCATCGTTCCTGATGTCGTCGATTGGCGTGGGCCTGAAGGAAGCTGCCGACCTGACGCGCACGGCGGTGCTCACGATCAGGCCACTGGAGTCGTTCACAGCTGAGGAGCGGCGCAAGAGGGAAGAGGATTTCAAAGACTTCGTGGCCATGACTTTGGAGATCCCGAAGGACATGCCGCAGCGGCTATTGGCGCGCCAGTTGGAAAACCTATTCACGCTGCGCCACAACATCTCTGTCTTCAAGGAGACGATTGCCACGGTGCTGGCGAACCGCCGCATCGGCGATCAGATTGGGACGCTGCTGGCCGGCTGCTACAGCCTCTACAGCACGAAGCAATTGGATATGAAGCAATGCGAGAAGTATCTGAGCACGATAAATCTCGAAGAGTTCCTGACGGTAAAGACGGAGCGCGAGGACAAGGTGCTGCTGAATCACATCGTTCAGGCGACGGTGCGGGTCGAGACGGCGCAGGGCATGCAGGATCGGACCATCGGGGAACTGCTGATGATCTGCTTCAAAATGGATGAACATGCAGATGTGCGAATGAAGGTGGCCGATGACACGCTGGCGCGCTACGGGCTGAAGGTCGAGCGCGAGCATGCCGTTCCGACAGGGGTGTGGATTGGTCAGAGCATCACGTCGCTGAATAAAATTATGGAGACATCTGTCTATCACGAGGGATGGGTGGGCGTGCTGTTGCGCCATCCTGCTGCGAATAAGAGCGTGAACGCGGTCTACTTCAAGGGGACAATGTCGCGTGCGATCTTCATGCCGAAACAAGAGTGGCCAGTAGGAGTATGGGACCGATGAAGAGGGTTAGCGGTCAGGAGTTAGCGCGTAAGATGGTGCGTGATTGGCCTGATGATGTGCTGATGAAGCGCGAGCCGCACGAGTTGGCATATACGTATGGCGTGAGTCGTTCAGAGGCTGAAAAAATCTTCAAAGAAGAACGCTTACGCCGTGATTTATAAGTTGAAACTGTGAGTAGAACCCTTAGAATATCAAAAAACCGGAGGACAGAATGACGTTTAAGATTGAAGATGGTTACGAAATCCCTGCGGAGCGGCAACCCCGCAAGCGCCGGGCGAAGTATCCTTGGAACGAACTGAATGTGGGCCAGAGCTTCTTCGTCGATGGCGCAAAGCTGCGCTCGATGAGCAGCACTGCGTCACACGCCGGTCGTCGCTTGGGCCGCAAGTTTGTTGTGCGGAATGCTGAAGGTGGCGTTCGCGTTTGGCGTCTTGATTAAGGAGTAATGACATGAAGAAACTGATTATCGCTGCCGCGCTTGCGGCTGGTATCGCCACCCCGGCGCTGGCTCTGACGAGCTTCCTCGTTGCGGAATGGTATGCCAACGGCAATCACTTCTGCCGCTATGACAACGGCACCATTCTGAACGTCGGCTATCGCATCTGCCCGCTGAGGATTGAAGGCTGAGGATGGAGGGTCTTGCCCTGCTGGCCATCGTGGTGGCGACGTTTGCACTGGCGTTCTACCTGATCGTTCGCAACAGAGCGACCGAGCAGGAAACGAGCGAAATGCTAGACGACGACATCTGGTCATGAGTAGTTCCAGCGGGTCTTTGCCGCGCCACTACTACGTCTGGGTGGACTCTTCGTTCCTGCGTGAGCATGGCGCCGGGTATGAGCCGGCAGTATGGTTCGGCCTGCACAGCCACCCGGGCCGTGCATGGGGTTGCCATGTGATGCTGGAGTGCGGCGCGTTCTATCGTGGCTTGCCGCCGCACTCCATCGCGTTCAGCGCCGATCCCGATCAGCACCACTGGACGCTGAAACAGGCTCAGGTGTGGGATTGCTACGGCAGGGACTTCTCGCTGCTGGTCTATGATTATCTGGACGGACTGCGGGTGAAGGTGAAGGGCGGAGAGGCCGGTGAGTATCTGTTCACGGCGGTGCCGCAGGGTGATGCGTTCACGCACGATCCCAGCCAAGGTAAGGAATTCATGTTCATCCGCACCACTGGGGACAGGCTGACCATCGTGCCAACGAACAACCTGTTGTTCGAGGAGCGCAGCTTCACCGTTGACAAGGGCTGGCCCCACCTCAAGAAATCCACAGAAGTGTGGTCATGCGAATGATCAATAAGGATGTGCGCGATCCGCGCGACTGACTTGGACGTGCCGGGAAGACTTTCCAATATTGGGGAGTCGGCATGTCGCCCCCCGCTGGCAGACCGGGCCAAGATGTCTGCCAAACAAGGACATACAATGCAGCTTCGAGATTACCAAGAATCCGCCGTGCAGGCGGTGCGCGATAGCTTTCGCGCTGGTCACAAGCGCACCCTGCTGGTCAGCCCGACCGGGTCAGGGAAGACGGTGATCTTTTCATACATCGCCGCCGGGATGGCGCGGAACAACAAGCGTATCCTGATCTTGGCGCACCGCCGCGAACTGCTGAAGCAGATCAGTGTCGCGCTGAAGAAGGTGGGCGTGAAGCATGCCGTCATGACCGGGGGATACAGGGGCGTCCCTACGACGAACGTCGTCGTGGCTTCTGTGTTCACGCTCGTGAAGCGAATGAAAGGCATGCAGCCGTTCGATCTGATCATCGGCGACGAGGCCCACCATTTCACGCCCGACTCCAGTTGGGGCAAGATCATCATCGGTTTTCCGGGCGCCCGCGTGTTAGGCGTCACAGCCACGCCTGAGCGCCTCGATGGCAAAGGGCTGGGGCAGATGTTCGAAGACATGGTAATGGGCCCCACGGTGGCGGAATTGACCGCTCAGGGCTTCCTCTCACACGCCGTGGTCTATGCGCCGAGTGCGCCGAATCTGGACGGTGTCGGCACCCGCATGGGCGACTACGTGCAGAAGCAGCTTGAGGAGGCGATGGTTAAGACCGTCATCACCGGGAGCGCGGTCAAGCACTACGGAAAACATGCACCGGGTAAGAAGGCCATCGCGTTCTGCGTGAGCGTGAGGCATGCGATGGACGTGGCTCATGACTTCCGGGAGGCAGGCTACACGGCCAGTCACATCGACGGGGGCATGAACGAAGAGCAACGCGACGGCGTCCTGAAGGCGTTCGAGGACGGTCGGGTGCAGGTGCTGACCAGCTGCGATCTGGTGAGCGAGGGCTTCGACCTACCAGCAGTGGAGGTGGCGATCCTGCTGCGCCCGACGAAGTCTCTGGGCCTATACCTGCAGCAGTGCGGGCGCGCGATCCGGCCCCACCCTGACAAGGAGAGGACGATCATCCTCGATCACGCTGGCAACACGGCGCGGCACGGGTTCATTGACGACGACCGCGAGTGGACACTGGCCGATGGATTCGTTCAGGTCCGCGGCGGCAAGGGGGACAAGGCAGAGACGGTGCGGACCTGCACTGCCTGCTTCGCCATGCACAAGCCGAGCCCGACCTGCCCAGTGTGCGGTCACGTCTACCCCGTGAAGCCGCGGACCGTGAAGCACGTCGATGGCGATCTAGTGATGATGGCTCGCGAGGGCGAAGAGAATGTCGCGACGCCAGAGGGCATGCTCCAGCAAAAGTTCAAGGTGCTGACCAGCGTTGCGCGCAAGCGAGGGTATAAGAACCCGACGCACTGGGCGTTCAATGTCATCTGCGGGCAGGAGGCAGCGCGGATTGCGAAGAAGGTGGGCGGGCGGAATGCTCCCACCACTAACGGGCTAACCGAAGAAGAGAGGACAGCGATATGGAAGATGACGATGGGGACTGGGCAGGGCGCGCATCGGTATTGATCCCTCTGTCGTTGATACACGCACTGTCATTCGCTCTGCTGAAGACGCTGGACGATTGGATGGATGAGCATGGCATTGAGGAGATTCAGGTCAGCGGGTCCTTCGCGGCGATGGCCGCCGCTGTCAACGCCGCAATGGAAAGCCTGACCAGCGATGACGAAGGGATGACACTTCAATGAGCGAGGCCGTACTCCAACAGGAGATTCGCCTCGCTCTTGGTCAGCGCCAAGACATCATGATGTTCCGCATCAACGTCGGTAAGTTCAGACCGCTGGACGGTGGACCGCGTGTGATTCAGTCGGCGCCAGAGGGGACGCCCGATCTGCTGGGGGTGATCTCACCCGGACGGGCGTTCGCTATCGAGGTCAAGGCGCCGCGTGGCAAGCAGCGTGATGTGCAGATTGCATGGCAGACCGCGTGGGAAAAACGTGGCGGAATCTACATCTTAGCCCGTTCTCTCGACGATGTTTACAGAGGGCTTGACATAAATCCGTAGACAGTCGTATGTGCGTAGGCCCACAACAACAATACTGGAGGCATACATGGGAGCACTATCTGTCCGTGACCAGACCCACTGGCACGAGCTACGATCACAACACATCGGCGCAAGCGAGGTCGCGGCGCTGTTCGACATGTCCCCGTTCACGACGCTCTGGCAGTTGTGGATGGAGAAGTCTGGCAAGCTGCCGCCTGAGGATCTCTCGGGCAACAAGTCTGTTCAGGCCGGCACCTTCCTCGAAAGCGGCATCGCTAACTGGGCGGCGCACCGCTGGGACATGAAGATCGAGAAGGTCGTCGATTACTACACCGCGGACGACTGTCCCGGCATGGGTGCATCGCTGGATTTCCAGACGGACGGTGGCCACCCGGTCGAGATCAAGTGGTCGGCCCACGGCGACGGCTGGGAATACGACGGTGACACGATCACCTGCGCTCCCGACAATTACGTCCTGCAGGTTCTGCACCAGATGGCCTGCACGGGCGCTGAGTATGGCTGGCTGATTGCGCTGATACGGAACGAGCCACGCCGCATGAAGGTTCCCCGCAGCGAGGATTTAATTTCGAAAATTAAATCCGAGGTCGCGAGGTTCTGGGCCAGTGTAGTTTGCGGGACAGAGCCCCCGGTCGACTTCGATAAGGACGGCGAGGCGGTCGTGCGTCTGCTGGACTTCGTGCCGATGTCCGAGGTGACGCTCACCACTGAGCATGCCCACCTGTTCCAGACGTATCTGGAGAACGCTGCGATTGAGAAGGAGGCCAAGGCCAAGAAGGATGCAGCGAAGACCGAGCTTCTGACCCTCAGCATTGAGGCGATGGGGAAGATGAACACGTCGCAGGAGAAGGCCGTCGTTAAGTGTGGCGACCACAAGCTGTCGATCAGCATCATCAAGGCGTCGGTCGGCACTGAGATCACCCCGGACATGATCGGGGGCTTCTATGGCGCCCGCTCCGGCTACAAGAAAGTGACGGTGTCAAAATGATGAGGTACAGCGTGATCAAGAGAGACGATGTGATGATGCGTGTCGACCGTGCGTTGCTTGCCAAGCTGCGTTCGCTGGCTGGACGCCACCCGCTCAAGCCCACCCTGCGCGCTACGGTCGAGCGCGCGATTGAACTCATGATTGAAGATCTCGAAGAGGAACTGAGCAATGTCAACAAGTAACCTTCCCGCCAAGCCGATGGATCGGTTCAAGCAGGAGCTCGCCATGCGCGAGAGCCACCTGCGCAGCCTCCTGCCGCAGTCGATGACCGTCGATAAGTTTCAAGGCATCGTCGTTGCCGCTGTGGCCGACAACATGGACCTGCTGGAGTGCGACCGCGGCTCGCTGCTGAAGGCGTGCCTGAGCGCCGCAGAACTGGGCCTGAGCCTCAACAAGAGCATGGGTGAGGCCGACATCCTGAAGGTGTGGGACAACCGCCTGAAGAAGAACGTGGCGCAGTTCCGGCCCCGTTATAAGGGCCTGATGAAGCTGGCCATGCAGTCCGGTGAGGTGCTGAAGATCGAGAGCCGGCTGGTCCATGAGAACGATGTGTTCGAGGTGGAAGAAGGGCTCGATGCCCGCATCGTCCACAAGCACGGCCTGTCCAACCGCGGTGTGATGGTCGGTGCCTACTGCGTGTGGAAGCTGAAGAACGGCGAGACCCAGTTCGAAGTGATGAACAAGGAACAGATCCTTGCCATCCGCGACCGCTCGTCGGCCAAGACCAAGGATGGCAACATCGTCGGCCCGTGGAAGACGGACGAGGCCGAGATGTGGCGCAAGACCGTGGTCCGCCGGGCAAGCAAATACATGCCACTCTCGACCGAAGCGCAGCGCGCCGTGGCCGTGGACAATCAGGCGGAGGGCGTGATCGAAGCCGACGAGTATGTGGGCGCCGAGGTCGACATCACGGACTTCGACGAGACCCCGGCGGCTGAGGCTCAGGTTCAGAACCTTGAAGAGAAGATCGCGGCCAAGGCTGCGGCGTCAGTGGCGCCCAAGCAGGAACTGCACATCGATGTTCTGGATCCGCAAGAGGATGGCGACATGATCGACTGGGATGGCTGGTGCGTGGCCGCCTGCGAGATCGTTGCCAAGCTGAACCCGGAAGAGCGGGAAGAGTGGCGGCAAATACACACCGGCCACCTCGAAGACGCGGAGCTCATGTCACCGCGTGGTGCGTTGAAACTGATGAAGATGTTTAACTGAGGAGAGAGTGAATGGCTAAGAAGTATGATCTCGTCGTGAAGGTCGGCGAATACACGGACGGGCAGGGTCAGACCAAGGGTCGCTTCAAGAACGTCGGCGTCGTGATGGACGGGCAGAACGGCCCCTACATCCTGCTCGATCGCACGTTCAACCCGGCTGGTGTCGGCGGCAACGATGGCCGTGAGAGCATCATCGTCTCAATGTATGAACCCAAGCAGGACGGCGCTCAGTCCACCCAGCAGCGGCCAGCAGCGCCCGCCCAGCGCGCACCGCAGCGTCCGCTGGACGACGAAGTCCCTTTTGATTGAGGAGGGTGGGCCCTGAATGGCAGAAATGCTGCTCACCCTCTTGATCGCCCCCGTTAGACTTGATACGTTATCATTTCTAACGGGGGTTTTATGTCAGAAGAAATCTGGAAGCCGGTCCCATCAAAGCCGGAAATTATAGCGAGCAGTCTCGGGCGCATATTGCTACCTGAAAGGGAGGCTCTAATGCCCAATGGAGGTATCAGAAAATATTTTACAAAGCCGACGTATGGGAACACGGTGAAGGCCAGCAAGACGGCGCGCCACACGTACAAAGGCATGTACAATAAATTCTTTGGCAACCTGAAGATTCATCGCCTTGTTTGCGAAGCGTTTCACGGCCCTCCCCCGGAGGGTAAGCCTTACGTCATTCACATAGACGAAGACGCTCATAACAACAGGCCGGAGAACCTCCGATGGGGATCTCAGGAAGAGAACCTCAATATGCCGAAGTTCATTGCATACTGTAAAAGCCGCGTCGGCGACGAAAGCCCGATACGGAAATACCTAGCAAAGCACGGCGGTCTGTGAGTGATGAAGCAGGCGGCCTTAACGGGTCGCCTGCTCCACCTGATTGTAGATCCGATTGAAGCGCACGAACTCTGCGTCGGTGCGCTCCCGAAGAGCTTCAAGGCGCTCAGCCTTCACACCCTCATCGATGTCCAGATTCTGAATGCGCTTGCGCTCTTCATTTAGTTTGCGAACCGCAGAGCGGGCGCTGGTCAAGGCCGACTGGACACGCGGATTGGTCTCCGCCGGGAACTTCTCGATCAGAGCGCGCCTCTCAAGGCCGGTCAGATCCTTCAGTTGCTGGTTCACGACGCGCGCCTTTTCTTCGCGTTCGTAATACTCGCCGACGTTTCGTCCTTTACCCGGCTGGCCGACAAGGCGGCGAACCACGGGGGCTGCAAGGGGCTCACCCTCTGCGCCGGTCTTATAGAGAGATTTGGCAAGCTGGGTCACGCCACCTAATCCAAACTCAACGAGATACTCAAAGCTCTCGGCAGGTGCGTTCAAGCCGCCCTTAACCTTACCCTCTCCGCCGCTGATGTCGTTCAGGAAATGGGACAGTTCCTTATACCCTTCAGGGGTGTTGAACCGAGCGACGGAGGCGTAGGACTGGCCTCTGTCGAACGGCTCGTTATAGATGGGCTTGCCCATGAAGTTCTCATTCAGGGCA